AGCAGTCCAGTCTTTGCTAAAGTTTTTTCTAGCATCTTGTGTGTCTGCTACTTCTAGTTTATATACATCAACATCAAGTTCTTTCATCTGAACTTCAAAAGCTTGTTCAGCTTTTTTAAGTTCTAGCATCTGTTCAGGTGTTGCTTCTGATATACCCTTTTCTATTGCTTTTGGATTATTAGGTACACCTAACACTTCAGCTATCATATTAGCAGCCATACCACCCATAGGACCACCTAAAGCAGTTCCTAATGTTGGAGCTACAGCACCTACTACATTTTTTAATAACGCTTTCATATTACTCCTTATCTAAAGTTAATGTTCCCTCTAACATACCATCAATAGAACTTAATACCCATTCAGGTACATCATCTATTAATATCTCCTCTTTTTCAGCTTTAACTAAATGTAAACTGATTAAATCTTCATATAGACTTCTAAACTGTTCTCTAGTAACCCAAGGCTCATCACATTTAGTTCTAGCTTTACAATCTAATTTATATGCTCTATCTAAATCTTTTTCTAAGTAGAGCAGCATTCTAATACCATCTTTTGTAGTTCAATGCTTCTTCTACCTACTTGATTAAACCAACGACTATCTTCCATTTGTCTAGCCATTTCTTGCCAGTCATGCGACCTACAAGCTGCTAACATATTTTTAAATTTAGATAATCTTGTAGCACCTAAATTAAAACACATATTAACTAATACTCTTTGGATATCTTCTGGTAAATTATAGAATGCTTCATCTGTTCCGAATACATGTATTGTTTCGGCTAAATGTTTTTTAAAGTCATCTTCAAAATACATATCAACAACTTCTTCAGATACTTTAGTTCCTACTTCCCAATCATACTCAGGGTCTTCAGGCTGACAAAGATGCCCGATACCTAAAGTTTTATATCCTAGACTATCTTCGTATATCTCTAACACTTTACCTTCGTGTCTAGTTATTTCTTGTTTACATAGTTCTATATTCATAATCCTAGTCCTTTCATTTGTCCTTTTAATGCTCTATCTTCTTCATCTTGTACAAACTCTGCTGTACTATTAAATGGTTGACCTGTTACTCTACTTTGCATTTCATCAGGCTCATCTTTTACATTAGGTACATTTTTAACAATACCACCTTTTGCATAAAATTTTAAAGGTTTAAATTTAGTTTCTTTTTCTTTTGAACCTCTTGCTAGACTTCTAAGTTTCTTTTTAGTTCCCTCTCCAAAAATTAAATCATAAGCACCATATAGAGGTGCATTTGTTACAAGCATTTCTGAAATAGGTTTTCTATACAAAATTGCATCTAATCCTTGTTGTGGTAATGGACCAGCTAATGCTTTTAATGTAGAAGTAAATTGTCCTACATTTCTATCACTTTCTTCTAAATATCTATTTATATAATCAAATGGTCCTAATCCACCCCATCTTCTAACAGCATCTTTTATTATCTCTCCCTCTGGTTTAGGTTCTCCAGTAGAATAATCTACAGTAGCTTTACCATTACTTCTAATTTCATTACCTACATAAGCTACTGCAGTCATTAATAAAGCTGTTGGTAAAACTTTAGGAATACCAACTTGAACTGGATATGTAGCTATACCTTCATTAATAAATCTTTTTAAAATAGTATTATTAAATACAGTAGGATAACCTGCAAATTGTACTAATAATTGAAAAGAAGGATTTGAAAACCATAAAGGTCTATTTGCTTCAGCTACGCTTGGATTAAGAATAATTTCTTTAGTAAATCTATTAGCACCATTTAAAAAATCCTTACTATAAAATGATGCTTGACTATCATTTACTATATTTAAATTACCATCTAACCCACGAGCTAAATTATCATCGTATTGACCTACTTCATTTAAAGAACTACGATACCAATTTACAGCATCATCAGCTTCTATACCCAACTCATTAAGTTGTCCAGTTAAATATTTTTGTTGTCTACTAGATAAATTACCCTCAGATAATTTTCTAGCATTTTGTTTTATTAATCTTTTACCAGTTGTAAATGATGCTAACTGAACTGCTTTAGTCCATTGTGTTAATAAATTTAATTTAAAAAAAGCTGCTTGTCCTAATTTGGCTGCACTTCCCGTTAGTGCTTCTCCAGCTAATCCTTCTATTCTTTCTTGTACTGATTGTTCTAAAGCTAATCCAGTTGAATATAGCTCATTCCAAACCTCATCATCTAAATCTTTAAAACCTTTTATTTTTGCACCAGAAGTTCTTCTAGCAAATTTAAACATTCTATCAAAAACATTAGCACCTTCTTTAACTAAAGCTTTACCAATATTTACTACTGCTGCAGGAGCATCTGCTGTTCCTACACGACTTAATAAAATTAAAGGTTCAGTTAAACTTGATAAAGTAGCAAAAGGCAAATAAGCCATTTGTTGTGTAAGTTTACCCCAATCATTAAATATTCTACCGGCTGCAGTTGTTTTTAATTTATGTTGTGAGTATGTTTCTAATCCTGTAACCTTTTTAAATACATCATCTAATCTTTTTCCAATTTTATTAGAGTCATTTACTGATATACCTGCATTTTGTAATTCTTCTACTATGTCTTTTTTTTCTTTTTTAAAAGCATTTAGTGAACCACCAAAATATCTTTTTCTTTCAATAGATTGTGATATATTAGTAAAATAATTTTGTAAAACATTTTGAACATCTTCTTCTAAAAACTCATCTATTTCATCATCTGCGATTTCTGTAAATCTACGAGGAGTTAAAAAAGATGATTGATTCTGACCTCTTTGCCTTAATTCTATTGGAGTCCATCTTTCTTCTAACATATTTGTCACAATAGCATTAGCTTTTAATTTTTTAGCACTAATTAATTCTTCTGCTGTTAGCTCTTCAACATTAGATGTTCTACCACCACTTGCTTCATCTGCAAAATTTATTCCAAATACTTCAGTATCTAATCCTTCATCATTTATTCTACTTACTAAAACTTTTTCACCTTCTTTATTTAACATTTCAGTCATAGCTTTTTCATTAGTAGGGTCAGCATGTCCAGATTTAACAAGTATATTTTCAAATTTTTCTCTTTTCTTTAGTAACTCTTCATATTTAAATAATCTAGGAAAATAACCACCTACATTAATTGTTCCCGGTAAAAACAATCCTAAATTATTAGCATCTCTATATGTATCATCTAATAAAGTTCTAACTCCTTTATAAGCAGAAGCTATATCTACATCAATATCAAAACCTTTATATTTTTCACCAACAAAATTATCAATTTTATTTACACTCATATCTTTGTCACGCAACAAAGTTTTTAATACATCATTTTGTTCTTTTATTATATTTGCTCTATATCCAGTTCTATATAATACATTTAAAGCTTTAGCTAATCTAAAATGTGCATTACCAAATCTTCTACCAAGAGCTTCTCCATAAGTTTGTGTAGCTTCAGTTCCATCTGCTAATTTAACTTTATTAACTCCTTCTTTTCTACTTTTTAAAACTCCAGCATCATAATCATATCTAAGTTTTCTTAAAAAGTTTTGTAATGTTGGACTTTTTTCTGCAGCTTTTAAAAACTCTGTTGTTGGTTTACCTATACTTAATGCAATAAATTTATAAAATCCTTTATCTACTTTATCTTTTGAAGTTCCTATAAATTCTTCTAATTCATAATTATCTTTTTGTTTTTTTCTAGTATCAGGTAAAACATTAATATCATTTTCATTAGCATAATTAAATTCTTTTTTAGCAGTTTTAGAATAAAATCCACTAGGTGCACCACCGGGAATCATACCTGCTGCACCACCTAATGTACCACCAAAAGCACCACCAATAACAGTAGATAATGCAGTCTCTCTTAAATCTATATCAGTATCAACACCTAAATCCATATCTATATCTTGCATAAAATAATTATGCAATCCACCCCATCCAGCACCCTCTGCTGCTCCAAATAAAGCAGGTCCTTTCGCTTGTTTTAATTTAGCTTTTATTAAAGCTTTTGCACCTTGTTTAGCTGCTGTTGATAGTCCACTAGCTAAAGCTAATGATGTACCTGCTGTAGGAACTGCAAAAAGAGCAGCAACAGCATTTAATGGGTCTAATAAAATATCACCAGCTAAATCTTTTACTAATCCAAATTTTTCTTTAAATCCTCTAAGCTCTGCATTATTAAACTGTTCTTTTAAATAATTATAATCTTGTTTTTGTTCTTCAGTCCATTTACCTGTTTGAAAAGAACGAACAATAGCAGAACTTAAACTATAATCAGCATCTCTTAAATATTCAAATATATTTTCATTACTACCTATACCATCTAAAAATCTTTCTGACCTTATAGCAAACTCTTCATCTTCTGCAAGTTGAGTTAAACTTTTTTTACCAGATATAGTAAAAGGCGTAGTTTTTAAATCTTGTTTTAAATCTTTATCTATTTTAGCAAGTTGTCCACCTATAGGAGCAGTAGTAATAGTTTGTGTAGGTGCTACAGCTTGATTATATAAATTAGCTAAAAAGTTTTTATCTTGTTCTTCTTGTTGCTCAGTAGGAGTTTGTCTATTTTTTAACAACTCTATATAAGCTGATTGAATAGCTTTAGACATTTAATTACCTGTAATTACTTGATAAGGATTATAAGGTTGTGAATATTTTTTATTATAATAATTTAAGTATTCTTCAAAACTTAATTGTAGTGGATTTTCAATTTGGTCAAATAAATTTTCTAACAATAATTGTTTTTTAGCATCAGTTAATTTACTATTAATAATAGAACCTACTTGTTTATCAAATGAAGAAGTTTGACTTTGTTTACTCATTCTACTCCAAGTTCTATCTATTTTATATTGACCAGTAGAACTTTCTGCAGGTGTTTGAATACCATCATCTAGTATAACTGATAATGGGTTATCAAAAATATCATAAGTATAATCTTTACTTAAACTATCTACTAAACCAGAACTGTCATATAATCTAATTGGTCTTCTAATAGCTCTATTAATTTCTTTAAATCCTATATTACCTACCATAATGGATGCAAATTTAATTGCAAAATTTTCATTGTTTACAATATTAGCAGCAAATTCGTTTAATCCTTCTTCAGTAACTTCTTTCCCTAATCTTTCCATATTAGCTTTATACATACTAACAGCTAAATTAACTCCCTCTGGTTCACGAAAAGCTGTTACCATAGTGGAAATATCTCTTATATAATTTCCATTCATATTAACATCATTTTTTATTGCATTATAAAATAAATCAAAATCTTTACCTTTATTCGGACCCATTTGTAATATTTCATCTTTTGCAATAGTTCTATTTCTTGCATTACCTATTTGAGCTATTGTTTCACTTACTCTTGTTTGCAACTCTGGATTTGCATCAGCTCTCATTTTTAAATCACTAGATGAACCTTTAAATTGTGCTATTGCTCTATCTAATTCTGTTTGTAATTTTGGACCAATATTTAAATCATCTAAAGCTGTATCCATTGAACCATATAAATCTAAATTATCTATATTATTAAATAAATTCATTTCATTATATTTATCTGCTCTACGACTTAATTTTTTACCAACATCTTTTATACTTTGTAATAAACCTCTGTTTCTATATTGTTGTTTTAAATTATCATAATATTTTATTTCAGCTTTTGTTAAAGCAGTAGAGGTTAATCCCATTCCTTTTTCTAATAATTCCAGTCTATCCATTTCTGGATTATTATATAATTTTCTTAATTCATTTTCAAATTCTTTAACTCTATTACCTTCTAAAAAATATCTAGCAGCTTCTTCACTTAAATGTTCTTTTGTTTTTAAATATTCAGGTCTAGTATTAAATCCTTCAAACATTGACATTCCTTGTAACATATTATCTACAGTTCCACCTAGTTTTTGTTCTAACAATTCAGCTCTAGGACTATTTAAAAATTCTTTTAATCTTTCATCTACAGATTTATCTGCTGCAAAATCTGATTCTTCAAATACATTTAATAAATTTGACATCTGATTTATTCTAGTAGCTTGTTCAGTATTGTTTGCAATTTCAAATACTTTTAAATCCTCTAATTCTTTTGCTCTTTTATTATAAGCATTTTTAAATATTTTTTGACCTACACCTAATATAGCAAGAGCTTGTCCTATTCTTCTAGACTTTTTTTCTTCTTTAGCCCTTTCTTTATTTATAGCATCTTGTCTAGATAATAAAGATGAACCAAGTTCTTCTAGACTTTGATTACTAAAGTTTTCAAATATGTCATTTAAATTTTCTGCCATTCTTTACTCCTATTTTTCTAATAGACTTGTTCTTTCTTTTGGTTCTCTTTTTTCTAATAAACTTGCTCTTAGTTTTGCACCATCTAAATTTTCTAATTGTTCTTTTATATCTCTACCAACAGACATAGGTTGTATATTTCTTACTTTAGCATCTTGAAATCTACCACCTTCTCCTATCATATTTTTAGACTGTTCTTCTAAATCAACAGCTTCAATTTCATCTGTATCATCATCATCATCTGCATCAATGACTGGTTCAATACCTGCTTTTTCTGCTATAGCCATTAACATATACATAGTTGGTTCTAATAAATTTAACATCATATCAGGATTAAATTTACCTTTGTTAAATCCTTCTCTTAATACAACTTGAGCAATAGTATTAACAGGTATTTTTGTAGACATTAATTCTATAACACTTCGTAACTTATTAGGTTCTAATAAATTTAAAAATATTTTTTCTCTAGCTTCTTTAACAGATGTCATTTGAGGTGGTTGTTCCCAAGGATATCTTTGTTCTATTGGATTAGTTAAAGACTGTCCGGGAATTGACCTCTCAAATAAAACCTCTTGTAATTCTTTTGGTATTCCTGCCATATTTTCTCCTTATCCTAATATTCCTGTATAAGCATTTTGTAACATATATAAATCATTATCTGATGGATTAGGGTTATTAAAATCTATATAACCAATATTAGGGTCAACACTTCTCATTAAGTTACTTTGTGCTATATCAGAATAATATTGTGCTTGAGCTTTTTTAGATTGTAATGCTGCATATTTTTCAGCATCTTCTCCAGCTATAATACTTGCACCTGCTGCTGTAATAGGTGCTATCTTTTTAAATGCAGAATATTCCCTACTACCTTTTAACCTTTCTCTAAATTT